AAAAGAAAGAGGGAGATAACAAAAGTCAAAAGTTCTTGGCCAAGTTATATCCTAATATGAAATCTGATGAAATAGACCTAATGGTAAAAATTAACGACTCCAAAGATATTAAAAAATTAGCTCAAACGTTGGGGATTGAAGATAAAGATATTAAAAAGGAATTGGGTTGAGTAAGTTACTGATCAATGGATGTAGCTATACTGTTAATTGGAATCAAACCTGCAGAGAATTTGGTAAAAAATTAAATTTTGAAACGACTATAAATTTAAGTTTAAGCGGCAGTTCAAACGACAGAATATTTAGATCTACATTAGAATATATTTTTAAAAATAAAGTTGATTTTGTTATACTAGCTCTGACGTTTTGGGATCGACAAGAAGCACCTTGGGCAAAAGAAGGCATCTGGACTGACTATTCATCAAAAGGTATTATGCGCCCAAGTGACGTAGCATCATCAGACATATATGATAGTTATATTCAAGATAGATTTCGTTACGATATAGACAACAATTACATAGATAAATTATTGAATAACATTATTACATTTAGTGGTTGGTTGGATTCACAGAATATTAAGTATTTGATATTTTCAAGTCCGGGCGGACACTACACAGAAACTGGATTATTATTCAACCATCACGAAAATACATTTGAAAAGTTAGACTACGTAAGAAAAAATCCCAGGCTACTTGATGGTGGCGATTGGTCCAGTAATCGTTACATGGCAGATAATGGTGGAGTCGGCGAAGAAAGAGACCTAGAGCCAAATATAAAGCATTATAATGCAGATAGCTTTAACATATTAAACAGATTTATTATTGACTATGTTAAGCAACATAATTTACTATGATAGATGAGATTTTAAATACCTGGCAAGAAGGACAAGATCTGGTAGAAATGAAATTAGGACCGAGTTATAAGTGCAAGTATTGTAACAAAGAGTTCCGTAAGGAGTCAACCCTTGCGGCGCATCTATGCGAAGAAAAACGACGGTGGCAGGAAGAAAAAGAAACTGGAGTGCAGTTTGGTCTACAAGCATACCTCCGTTTCTATGAACTAACACAGGGTTCGGCTAAGATGAAGTCATATGGTGATTTCGTAGCTAGTCCTTATTATCGTGCGTTCGTCAAGTTTGGCCGTCACATGGTAGGCATACGTGCTGTCAATCCAAAGATGTTCATTGATTATGTAATCAAAGAAAACAAAAAACTCGATCATTGGTGTCACGAGAAAGTCTACTTAGAATATCTAAAACAATATATGCGTAAAGAAGCAGTCCAAGATGCTCTTGAACGTGCCCTAAAGGAGATGCAGGATTATGCAGACGAACATGGAGAATTTAAAAATGGATTTAGTGATTATTTTAGGTTTGGCAATCCTAATCGCGTGTGTCATCACATCGCTAATGGTAGGGTTAGCCCTTGGATTGTTTTTAATTGCGATACCGGTGTTGACTTTCTTGATGCTCTTAACGATGATCAAATTGGTCTTATTCTTCCTTGGATAGATCCGGAATATTGGCAACGAAAATTCCAAGACTATGTGGCGGACACTGAATGGATGAAACAGATATTGAAGGAGGCGAACCTATGATCGCTGATGAACTACGAGAGTTATTTGATGGAATAAAAGGTGAACTGATGTTGCTGAGGACAGACGTGACTTTAATCAATTATGATCTAACACAGATTAGAGAACAATTAGATAGGATTGAGAATAGTAAACAGCAATCAGAAGAAAGTATTGGATTCGCACCAGGTACTCCACCCCCAACATTTAAACCACCGGAATACCTATGAAATTTAAAAGTGATATCGACATAGACTTTGCAGATCGTCAACAGGTATTAGACTTGTTAAACGTCACGCCAGCTAGTATCATCCGTGACGGTAAGTTAGTTCGTCACAACACAGGTGTGTATGCTACAGATATACCCGTGGATCCTTTTGTAGGATCGGCGAGTTTGGACTACAACGTTGCTGAAGATCGTGGATATATGAAACTAGACTTATTAAACGTTCATGTCTACAAACAGGTTAAGAGTGAAGAACACTTAGTCAAACTCATGCAAGAGCCCGATTGGACCAAGTTATATGACACGTCAATATGTGCGCAGTTAATCCATATCAACAATCACTATGATACCTTGCTTAAAATGCCAGAGCCTGTGGACAGTATTCCCCGCTTGGCTATGTTCCTAGCAGTGATCCGTCCAGGAAAACGACACCTAATAGGTCAAACTTGGAAAGATGTTGCGGCTACTGTTTGGGATAAGGTCGAAGGTGAATATAGTTTTAAGAAAGCACATGCGATCGCCTATGCTCAATTAGTAGTGGTAAATCTTAACTTACTTTGCGAATCAGTGTAATACTGCGACGTTTACTGCGTTTCTGTGATATTTCTTTAAGACTAATGTAAGGACCATGTTTAATTTCCACGTCTTTGCTGTTGAATGTTTTCAAACAAACTCTAAACTCTACCCAATCCTGCTTTAGAAACACGTTAATGGGCACTAGTCTATTGCTTTCCCACCACCATTGATCTGCTAGTTCTAAGTATGCTGTCTTCTGTGCTAGAGTGCGCAGAGCCGCATAGTCGTAGATAGTGGTGATGATTTCATCTGAATTCTGTATGATACCAATATAATCGTTACCGCCATAGGTTATATAACTGATAAACGGGTATTGGTCTAATAGTGTCTTGTAACTGTCTTCCATTGAGATGCGATAAATACCTTATAAGAGATCGAGACCAAAAGTGCCTACAATCACAAGTTATTTATATCTTCAAAAAGTCAACATAGAAGTTTTGGACTTCTCTGATCCCACATTAAAAACGAGGAACCGACCCGTGTATGCACGCCCAATAAAAGTTTATCAAGGCATAGATAATCCTATGCAGTTAATAGTTAAGAATCAGGACCAAAAACCCGCAAATCTGGTAGGTTACAGTGTGCGTATCGACATACAGGATCCTGAAAATCAACTGACTGCCTACAGCTTCACTGCTAATGCCAGCAGTGCTTATAGTAATCTAGCAGCAGGAACTACCACGGTGCTGTTTACAGCCAACGTGGTCAACAGCCTAGATCAGAGATTTTACAAACTAACCACGAGATTGATCAAAACATCAGACAATACAGAAACTCCTCTATATATGGACGACAACTACAGTGTGCCTTTGGATCTAGAAGTGTTACCAGCGTACTACTCAAGCACAGTCGCGGTTGAAAATCTAGGTGAAACTATCATTGACCCGGGACTACTACCTTAATGGCTATTACCTACTCTAACATTCAGGTTACCAAAGTATTAACACTGCGTGGTAATACCATACAGAACAATCGCTACACGGGCTTGCCTGGTGAGCTGACAGTCGACACTGAAGCAAAGACTATCCGTATACACGATGGCGTCACACCTGGCGGCAATACGGTCCAGGGCGGTGGCAGTGGTACCAGCTACGGTAACAGTAACGTTGCGGCTTATTTAACAAACCCATCAACTACACTGTCATCTTTGAACGTTACTACAGCAGGCATAGCACAGATAAATGGCACTAATCCAGGTAGCGAATTAGTAATTCAAACAGGTGGCTTAAACAACTTTAATTTTAGAAGTTCGGGTAATTTAGAAGTACCTGGTAGCATTATACCAACAGCTAACGTAGCATATACGTTAGGCAATATCACACATCAATGGCGAGATTTGTTTGTCAGCAACAATACGATTTATGTAGGTGGAGTTCCGCTGAGTATCGATGCTACGGGTAATCTAACTGTCAATGGCAACATTATTCCTACCATAGCATACGTTAATGCGCAAGTAGCCAACGTAACAGTTGATCTAAGTTCATATGCCCTAAATGCAAACGTCTCAGCGGCCAACGTTGGTATTATTGGCTACATTGATCAAGCAAACACAATACAAAGTGCGCAACTTACATCTGCCAACTTAGGTATCATTGGCTACATAGACCAAGCCAACACAATTCAGTCAGCACAAGTCAATGCGGCTAACTTAGCCATCACAGCAGCCAATGTAGGAATGAAGGGTTACGTTGATGCTAGCATTGGTAATATCGCACCTGCATACAGCAACGCAAACGTAGCCAGTTACCTACCAACATATGATGGCAATATTGCGGCTAACATTAGCAAAGCAGGCTACACCTGGACCTTTGGCACAGATGCTGTCCTAACTTTACCTTCGGGCGCAACTATTTTAGAAAGCGGGTATGGAAGTGCAGGCGCTATAAGATTAAAACCCAATGGTGGTACCAGCACACAGTATCTAGAAATAGCACCTACTGCGGTAGATGGTAATCATGTTCATCTGATGGCTGGCAGCGGAACAGAACTATTCTTAGGCGACGACAATCAATATGTCAAGTTGGCCAATACTGGCGGTGTGGTAATCAACAGCAATGATGGCGCCGGAAATACTGCCCAGTGGACATTTGGCGGGAATGGTAACTTGAACTTGCCACAAGGCGGCACAATTACTGAAGGTGGTGGACTCACTGGTGCTATTCGACTAACTCCCTCAGGTGGTGCCAATGATAATCAAGCATTGCTAATTTATCCCACTGCGGCTGCTGATGGTGATCATATACACTTGACCGCAGCAGGCGGTTCAACTGAATTGTATCTTGGCAATGACCTTCACTATGTCAAGTTAGTTGATGGCGGCAATGTAGAACTACGAGCCTCCACTGCGAATTTGTCTGCTCAGGCGGCTTGGACATTTGACACTACTGGCAATATAGATACCATCCAAGCGTTGGGAATAAAGGTTCCCAATGGTGTGCCATCCACCGTTGCTGTTATCAACAGCACCACTGGCAGTTGGGAAGCCAATCCTAGGTCCGACTTGGCCACAACAGGCGGCTCAGGCTCTGGACTGACTGTGAATGTTGCTGAGGTTGAAGGATATGCCAGCACTATTGAAATAGCCACTGCTGGTACTGGATACACCAACGGTGATCTTATAACAGTAACTAGCGGTAGTTCGAATGCCACATTCACCATTGTTATTGGAGGTCGAAACACTTGGCGGTTTGGCACAGATGGTCGGTTGACTGTGCCAGGCAACACAGTTACCAGCACTCTATACACAGAAAACAGCGGATACCGACTAATTCTAGAAGGCAATAACAGCGGTGTGACCACAGCCAAACTAGAATTGGACAACGATAATGGTCACATAAGATTAAAAGTGGGCAATGTTTCAACACCTGCAATCTGGGCCTTTAGAGACAACGGCAACCTGACACTACCAAGTGGTGGATATATCCTTAACAGTGATAATTCAATCTACGGTGGTGGTAATTACAGCAACGTTGAAGTTGCCACATACTTACAGTCAGGCAATATCGCTAACATCTCTGTAGCAGGCAATGTAACCGCTACTTACTTTGTAGGTAATGGCGCACTGTTAACAGGTATTGTGGGAGGTGCTGGTAACTACAGCAACGTTGATGTAAAAG